ATTCTTGAGCCTTTAACTTTAACTCTGGAAAATCCCATCTTCCCTTTTCAGCATCAAGTAATATGATCGCATCACCCTCACCTTCTACGGGAGTAAATATCCCCCAAGTAGTAATAGCACTAAAGTCAGCACGATCATTTTTACTGAAAGCGGTATCGTATGATTGTATGATGTAGGAACACGGAGGTGGTTCAGAATTATCCCAAACATTCCACCACTCCCTTTTTATTATAGCTCCTTCTTCTGCCGTTGGGTTCTGCATATACTGTGCATTCCACTTGGCTACTGGAATTGACGCTTTGACTCCATCTAATTCCTCTCTGCTCCAATATTCGGGCCAGAGAACATTGTTGGTATCTGGAAATATTGCAGGAAACTCCACGACTTCCCATTTATCTGCGCCTCCTTCAGCTTGTTTGGATATAACTCTCGCTGTTAAATCCTTAATACCCCATCTCGTCATAACAATGATAATAGAGCCTCCTGGCTGCAATCTCTGTCTAGGACCTGACGTATACCATTCGTAAATACTGTCTAAAGCTGTCGGACTTAATGCGTCTTGTTCAGATACAGGATCGTCAATAATACACAAATCAGCTCCACGACCAGCCAAAGCACCACCAACCCCAACAGCATAATATTCTCCTCCACCATTTGTTGACCATCTACCTGATGCCTTCGCATCACTAGCCAATTTAATATCAGGAAATATATCCCTGAAATCATCGCTATCAATTAAGTTCTTAACCTTACGACCAAATCCAACAGCTAACTCTGCCGTGTGTGTCGCTTGTATTATCTTTAAATCAGGTCGTTTACCCATCAGCCACGCTGGAAACAAGTAACTCGCAAATTCTGATTTCGTATGTCTTGGTGGCATGTTAACAATTAAACGCTTTATCTTGCCGTCTGCCACTTGTTGCAATTTGTCTGCATAAATCTTATGATGCTTACCCTCAATGAAGGTGGGCCAAATCTTCTTTACAAACTTTAAGTAATTATCTTGGCTTTTTTTTTGATTTTCTAACATAGAAAGTCTATCAAGCAAGGGAGCTAACTTGGAAAGCTCATCGTCACTTAGATATTCTGCAAATTCCTCTGCTTTTATCTGTTCATTCATTAGACTGACGCTAAAAAGTTATCCACAGCATTTATTAAACCACCTTCTGCATATCCAGCAACTCCACCTTGTTTCATAAATTGAGGAGCAGCAACACCTGTTAATTGAGCAATTAAGGCATTTAAATCTCCAGCATCGAATCCAACAGGTGTGTAATCACCAACATTACTTGTGTAAGGAGAATCAACAACAACAGGACCACTCGCTGGAGGTGTTATAGGATCGCCTCCACCTATTACGTTTGGTGGCTTATCTCCATCGTCTTCTTCTTCTATTGGTTTTGCTATTGGTTTTCTAAGAATTAATGGATTGTCGCTTTCATCTCCACCAATTTCGTTGTCATCATACATGCCTAACGATGGAGATGTTTTATCAAAAACGTCATACCCATCTACAGTTGTTCCTGACCCAAAAAGACCTCCGGGCTGACCCATACCAATACCATAATTCGTTGTACCTGTTATACTTCCTTCTTTATCATAGGTTGGTGTAAAACCTTTACTAATATTGTCTATTGTATTTTGTGCGCCTCTTTTGGTTGCTGCGTTAATTAAACCAGTGACAACACCAAGAGTACCAGGAACCTTATCAAGATTTGGAAATGAACCTTTCTTAGCTTGTTCCTCAACATCTGCTAAAGCATCTATGTCTGTGCTGAAATCACTCTTGTCTCTACTTGAACCAAATCCAGTTATGTCTGCATTAGTGTTTGGACCACTCGTTGGGCTAACTGATGCTATTGAAGGAGTGTTTATACTAGGACCTAAACCTACGCCTTGTAAGCTCAAACCTAAAGGATCATCATCGCCCTTAGCACCAATGTTACTGAAATTAGTGTTAGCAGCTGCTTGAACATTAGAAGTAGGTGGGCCTCCAGGCATAGAGCCAGATGTTTTTCCAGTTGTTGTTGTACCACTTTTTGACGGTGCAAGACTTAATTGAGTGTCAATTAAAGATTGCTGGTTAGCTTTATTTTGATTGATGGCTTGATTAATATTAGCTTTGTTTTGTGCTGCTAAAGCCCTATTTTGTATTTCATTCGCTGCGGCTTGTGCTTGTGCTACTGCCTGACCAATCTCTGAAGCTCTGTCCATATCATCTTTACCAGTGTCAGTGTCTTGAGTCGTATATCCATAATCAACATCTGTGTAATCCATGTCCTGATCTGGATCGGAATAGTCAGTGTTGTCACTAAAAGTGTTGTCACCACTGAAATCACTATAATCGCTAGGAGCATCTACGCTACTATAATCACTGAAACCACCAAAGTCGCTATCATCATAATAACTCGGAATACCCATAGGTCCTGGCTTACCCGCACCTCCTAATGCCTTCAATATCCCACCTTCTTCGGGTGTTATATACGATAACATATGATCCTGACCCATAATCTCTGTACGTCTAGGTGGAACATTCCCACCTTCTGCAAAACCTCTTAACCCACCTAAAGATCCAAGAGATGAAAGAATGCCTCTATCTGAACCAAAACCTCCCATTGGAGATTGACCTGGCATTGGACGTTGCCCAATCGTAGAAGGCTGTACAGAAGGTACAGCAGTTCTAACTCTATTCTCCATAACTGGATTATTAAAAATAGCTTGACCTTGAGTTGGAGCATCTCTCGTTGTTGAAAAAGTTGAAAACAAATCATTAAGAGATTGATTGTTGTAACCAGAAGATGATTGATTAATACGATTTGGATCGTTAAAGTTGCCTGTCACAGAACCAAATTGATTTTGTCCTTGACCAATTGATTGAGAAGGTGAACTAGATAAGTTACTCAATGCAAGAGGAGAACCAACATATGCTTGAAAAGGATTGGCATTCATGCCACCAGATTGACTTTGATCTAAATTAAACCTATCACTCGCCATCTCCTGAACTTCTTGTATAAATGGCTGAACTTGAGTGTTTTCTATCGTTTGTGATAAATAATCACCATAACTAGATAAAGGACTACCTGCAACTCCACCGTCAGCCATCATCATAGGCGGTTGCATAACAGAATTTGTAGGTGGCTGATTGAATATATCAATATTCGCCATCGGATTGCCACCCATAGGAGGCATAGGGGATGACCCCATTGGAGGAATCGGGGTCATAGCTGTTGTCGATGGTATGGACTTCAAGAAATTACTAAAACCACCCCTGCTTTCAGCAGTTGTCGTGAAATTTACTTGTGGTGGCTGTGCAGGAGCAGGAGGCGTACCCATAAATCCACCCATAGGACCATTAACCATGAAAAATCTCCAAAAAAACTAGTCTTTGAAGCTATGATATACGATTAATTCATCTTTGACAACATCAGTTGCATTTCTTTGTCGCACTGCAACAAAACTTTGGACACATATACCCTATCATTCATCTTTTCAGCCTCTGGAATCATGTGAGATATAGCATTGCTCAACTTCCATATCCTCTGCTTGTCAAATTCACTCAATGGATTGTCATTTTCATCGAAATCACGCACTTCAGCATGACTCTTACTAGCCTCGCCATCATTCATCAGGTACAAAACTGCATATTTGATCGGTATCGGTATCTGATAAGTGTCAGTCTCATAACATCTATAACCCCTCTCACTCAATCCTAGCTTCTGTGCCATCACAATTTGGCTTAAACCTAATAACTTACGCTTCTCACGCAGCTCAGAACCATTCCAATCACAATAACTCTTTTCGTTCTTCTTCATTTGGCATCTCCTCCAATATTCCATAACGCATTAAATCTTTAGCAAAGTCCAAATCACTCCCAAACCTCACCGGCTTACCAGTCCAATTGCACGCAATCGCTGCACAAGTTCTTACGAAGTCTCCCCTTATCGGGTCAGCGCCTACAAACGTCTTGTATAGCTCGTCAATGACACCCTCTGGTCCAGGGGATTCAAAATACGACTTCGTTGGATATTCTAGTTTATACTTAGGCATAAAGTACTTATAGGGCATCAGTGCCTAAAGCGTCAATATTTTTTTTATAAAATTTTTTTTGGGTCGTGTTTCAAAAACATGGTGGGCGTATCTGGAGAACTCGGCGTAAAGGATCACCAGTGCAACAATTATTATTTTGGGGCGTGTATAGGTACGCCCCCCCCGAATTGTAGACAAAAAAATAACCTATAAAAATATTATAGGTTATCTTAATTAGATTTAAGAAATACACATTAGCTAAAATGTGTAATTCTATTTAGTAAGTAAGTTTTATATTCATCTTCTAAACCTACTAGAAAATGATCTTCAACACTTTCATCAATTGAGTTACTAGTAATAGCAACATCTATATGACTAGGTATTTTATAACCATTTAAATCATGTTGTTCATTACTAGTTCCATATCTATGGTTATAGTGTTGTTGTGTTAAACACTCTACAGAATGATGACTAAACTTTGATCTAATAGTTGAAATAGTTCTTCTAACAGATTTAGCATTATCTATTCCACAATGTGCCATGATCTCTTTTGTAGTTGCTCCATTATCTGTTTTACATAAAGACCACAACAAACCTAGTTTAGAATTAGGATTGAAAGGTTGATTAGGTAAATCTTGCCTTTCAATTCTACTATTATTAGCTAACAATCTATTGTTAATAGAATGATTAAACATATTAGCTAACATCATAACAAATGGTTTTACCTTGTCTCTTTCAAGTGTTGCTCCATGTTGTCTAAACTCAATAGTTCCATATCTTGCATATGATTGAAGATTAATAGCAAAAAACTTGTCTCTTCTATTAGTTGATGAATGCCTTTGAATAGCATTCATTAAAGAAGACACAGAACCATCACATTGACGAATGGCATCAACACATAATTCTAAACCTTGGCAAAATCTATTGTTTGTTCTGCTAGGTGGAAATATTTTGTTAATGTCTAATTGATGAATAGCATATCTTAAAACAACATCTTTAATTATTGCATTGTCTAAAACATCATCAAAAGAACTAGAAGATTGTGAAACATACGATCTATTAGTTCTATACTTATCGATTGATAATTTAGTAAAATCTTGATTTGTTATATTTGTAGATATAGGTTTTAAACCTATATGGACATGAACTCCACAACACTTTTTAACACTACATCCATTATTAACAAGTAATGTTAAAACCTTATTCACATAGTACCATGATAACTCACTATCAATTGATAATATTGGAAATGCTATTTCAAAATCAACTCCGTGCGTACCATCTGTTTTAACTTGAATAAAGTTTAACTCTTCATCATTGTTAAAAACTGTTTGTAGTTCACTAATTGATTGAGTGTTTCCACGACTAGTAAAAACCCCCTCAAATTCTAATCCCATTGTAAGACTAGTTCTATTTGTGTTTTGTAAAATATTCAATTTGTACTCCATTGGCTAATTTGATTTAATTTACTCATAGAGCATACCACAATAGGAACTCCATACCTAATAAAAAATGCGAACAATTGCATTTTTTTTGCACTTTTTTTTTAAAATGTGTTCACCTGTAAAACAATTTTTTTGGAAATTGTTCGCAATTTTTTTCAGGTTTTACCTGGACACGGCTGGTCTGAAAATCGGATACCGAACAAGTCCGACCCCGACCCCGACCCGAAGTCCGATCCCGAACCCGATCCCGAGCCTTCTGCCTGGACACTGGTTAGAAAACCGAACAATTGTTCGCAATTTGACCAGGAGGCAGCAGTCACAGCGGCAACCTGTGCAGCGCAGGCTGCTGTTTACCTGGCTTGCAGCTCCCGAATACCGAACAATTGTTACCAGTTACGCATACCTGGAACGCTGTGAAGGCGTTTCCCTGGAGGATCTGGTTAAAAACTGAACAATTGTTCGCTCCCGAAGCCCGGTAGATCCAGGCTCCGAACAAAGAAAAACCCCAGAAGCGTGAAGCAACTGGGGTTTTTACCGAACAAATTAAAGGATCTAGCCCGAAGCCCTCCCCATCTTCAGGATCTCTTGTGTCCGATCTGCTTGTTTGTAAGCATCTCTCAAGGCCCAAGCAAGATGATCTCCATCAAGACCGAAGTCCTTGTACCCTTGTGCTATGCTATCGTAGTAATGTTTGAATGGTAAGCCCACTCCTTTCCTAGACATGACGTAAGTCATGGCATTTAAACCATCTACATGGATCATTTTCTTTTTATATAAATGAGGGAAGCCCTCGAATCTATCAAGTGCTTTCTCATCTGCTTTCTGTATTTCCCACAAACCTATCTGAACCTCGTCCCCTTTTGAGGGTCTGATGTCAGCTACAGTATTAAACACTAGTTTCCAATCTTTTAAGACAGTACCATACAAAGGTACTGCCGTTGGGGTTCTTGTTTCCATGTTCTTCTTGTTAAGGTTTGCACCGTAAGATGCGTATAACATTAGCTTGTCTCTCCTTTGGCTTGTTTACTTAATACTAATATAAGCATTGAGTTCCTCCATGTCAATAAATAATATATCATATGACATAATTTATTTTGCCGCTGCTGTGACCTGGATACAGCTGGGAGGTAACGAACAATTGTTCGTTTTTTCACCCAGGGAGGCTGCTGTGGTTCAGGAAGGCAGCCGTGCTGTGACGCATGCTGCAGCGCAATTCCGAACAATTGTGACCCCGAGGCTGCACTGGGTAAGCTGGGTAACAGCGCGAAGCCTTCTCCCTGGTTGCGTAAGCGAACAATTGTGAAGCCCGAACCCGACCTGGAAAAAGGAACCAGTGCTGCTGCAAGCGAACAATTTTTAATTCAGGCACAAAAAAAGGCAACCCGAAGGTTGCCCTTTCCTCTTCCAGCCAATGGAATTACCTGAAATAAAAGAATCTTGCAAACTGTAGCAATATATCTTCATCTTGTTCTTTTGTTCGCTCCCAAGGAGTGAACCAATCCTGACCCTGAAGCTCTGCCGTTTCGGGTTCTCCGTGTTCGTCTAACTCACCAACGATCTGAACGGCAGGCCCACCTGTTCCAAGCAGTAGCTTATAGTGTGTTGGGTATCTGTATTCATCATGCGAATTGACATCGTGCCAATCGCTTCTGACCTCAACACATAAAGGCATATTTCTTATTTCTTCTTCAACCTCATCAATAACTAAACCCTCATCTTGTGATTCAATGGCTTCATTCCACTTTTCAATAAGTTCCTTAATATATTCCATGTCGCCACTTCCAGGAATTTCCTTAACGATTGGCTCAAGTGCTTTGATTACGTTGCTTTCTAATGTACTCATTATTTTTCTCCCATTTGTTTAATTAAATCATATTCACAGTCTTTGCATGCGTAGTAAGGTAGCTGAACAGATGCCACTATTTCGTCTTCGTGGAATAAGTTCTTGCAACCGTCACACTCTGTGAAGTTATCAACAAGATAAGAGTTTTGAAATCTACTCATTTTTCGTCTCCTTTGGCTGTTTTTGTTTGTCTTATTATTAATATAGGCTTTCAGTTCCTACATGTCAACAAATAAAAACATTTTTTTTATTTTTATTTAGCAGCATATGTTCGGTTGACGCCAGGGCCCAGCTGGGTAAATGCGAACAATTGTGCGGTTTTAACCAGGACGCTTCCCTGGTCACAGCTGGGTGATTTTGCGAACAATTGTGAGTTTCCTTCGCACTGGGAGATCCAGGCAGCCCGACCCCGAACAATTGTGACGTTCCTTCAGGGGGTGACCAGGGTCCGAAGTCCGACAATCCCGAACAATTGTGCGGTCTGGACGCAACAGCGAATCCCGACACCGAACAATTTGGCGTTGACCCGGGCTATGCTGCTGCCCGAAATACCGAACAATTTAAGCCCGACCAGCCCGAAAGCCCGACACCCCCGAAACCCGAGGGTGAACGCCTGACCCGACCCTCCAAGTAAATTTGCTATTTAGTGGGTTTTACATTAATTTGCTCTATCGTAATTGGCTCGTTATGGGATTTGTTCGCTATTTTCATGCGTTTATGGGCAATGTCTTGAAATTCCTGAAGTTTTGACAGAATTTCTTCTCTTGTCATGCTATCTGTACGCTCATGTAGCACATGGGCTTTATTTACAAGCAGTCCAGTAGCCTTTAAGCGTAGTTCTTCAGCCCTGATAGCTTCACCGAATTTGCCTGACTCCCATGCTTCGTTACGTATTTTGAGTAAGTCACGCACCGACTTATCGATTGTGACCCCGAACCGAGTTTGTGCTTCATCACGCATTTCCTGATAACGCTCTTGGACAACTGGGTTACGGAGTAACCTGACGGCATCGACACCTGGATTTGCGTATCCTGCTGACCTAGCTGCAGAAGTCTGCGTCATATCCTTATGCATAAAGTTATTCAGAAAGTCTTGCTGCTTATCAGTCAATCTTTTCCAACCTGCTAATCTTTGTTCTTTCGTTAAATCTTGTGCTACCTTTGGCATCTTATTTTATCTCCATTTAAATAGGTTCTATAGGGTAAGGTGGGGTGGTTTACTTACCACCCACCTATACCCCCTTTAGGGGGTAAGTTCGGTAAGTAAAAAAGTAGGAGCAAAATCAATGACTTACAACCTAAAATTAACTTACCGTGGTAAGAAGTAACCTCGGTAAGTAGATTTACGCAAACCGAGGCTACACAAGGGTTTGCCAACTTACCGACCAATCTACTTACCGTGGTAAGTTGGTAAGTGGTAAGTAAATCACTCATAAAGCACCACAATTTTGGGGTCATCAGTAGTCTTATAGAACGTACCGTTAAGGGTACAAATATACCCTAAATGTCGCATCATCTGATCGTAATTTCTGTAGCATTCAGGGCATGAATATACATCATACGAACAATTCATGTGGTGCAGCACGGATGATGTTAACTGTTGGGCTATACCTTTTTCTGTGGCACATCCGAGGCAAATTGTTCGGTTATTCATCACCAGTTCCATGCCTAGGACAATTTTTTCTTGGCATTCAGCACACTTTGTTTGTTTTTTCTTAGGCATTTATACCTCCTGACTTATGCTTTGTGTTTCCATATTGCTATGAAGCGTAGTGTAATCACGCCTCTTGGCTATGGTTTCCCATTGTTTCACGGCTTGATCGTAGTTATCAGCTTCGATCTGAACCATGTAATACTTTGTTTCCTTGCAATGGATAACAAATTTTTCTTTAGGTAGTTTTCTAATCATTATGCTCCTCCAAAACATCCAGCCATAATTTTATGATCTATAGGCTCTTCGCCAAAATTATCATATATAGCGGCTTCTATTAATTGTTCGCTTTTCGGTATATCGCTGCGGCATTGATCCAACGTCATATACTTCACTTGGCTTTCATGCATCATACACTTCTGCTCACCACCGTCATAGCGACTACCCTCAACCCAAACGACACATATTAGTACAAACATTTTAACCATATATTCCTCCATAATTAGCGAGATGGGCTACCCTAGAAAGGATTAAAACCGATAGCCCATCTCTGACCATTCTAATGGGTAAGATTAAAATGGTATTCACTTCTCCTTTTTAGTCTTCCAAAAGTATTCATCTGTATCACCAAGCCTAGTGTTATTGCCATTTTCGACTTGATATTCAATCGTACTAACCAAGAAATCAGGTTTAAGTGGCTCTTGTGGTGTAAGGCTATTGTCAAACACTCTCATTCTATTGTTCGGATATAGACAATATTGACCATTATCTAATTCAAGTAGATTAAAAGACTTATGTTCGGAAGGCACTTCGCTAGTGCTATAATCAATAACATCAGGTTGATTGTGGTAGTTATCCAATGTGCATATATACACACCTTTAACGATACCAAAATCCCTGGTTAGTATTTCAAAATCCATGCTGCCTATAAACTGTTTATGGATAGCCGTAATATTATAATCCATGCAGTTCCAAAACTGTAGGTTGGGCAAATCCATATCCAACTTAGGTTTTTTAGGTTCTGACACAAAGGCGCTGATAGGTAGCTTATCGAACAAAGCACCATATTCGGGTAAATAAGTTTCAAAGTAAAAGGCTCGACCAGCCATAGACTTTGCAGTAACCCAAACACCTTTAACAAATTCTCCATGACCATCTTTCAGATCACGGAGATATTCTTTACGAACCCACACTTGTTGTGCTGGAAGATTACATATTAAATCTGACATTAATCTTTATCCTTTTTGTAAGTGTATCGTGTTCCATCATTTGCAGAACCTCTTTTATACTTGTAGTAATTACTACCTCTAGAAGCCATACTAGCGACCTCTGACACACCAAAATGTATTTCTTGTGGTTTTCTAACATATCTTTGGGTATCGTTTTCTCTCAATGCCCTGGGATCGTCTTCAAACATTGCTCCATCTTCATCGACTGGTGTTGGATTTTTTTGTAATTTTTCAAAGATTTCTCTCAAAGCAGGAGACCCACTAGCCTTGTCTCCAATACACATATAACAAGTTCGTGGCTTTTCTCTTGTTATGTTCACAACTTTAAGTTTATCGCCACATACTTGGCAATAATTAAAATCTTTCATCACTTCTCCTTTTCTTAAATATTTTATTAAAAAATTCTTTAATTTTATATACAAAACCACTCCTTTTTTTAGGAGTGGTCTGTAAGATATGCAACACAATAAACTTATTCATATTAATATCCTCTTTTAATTACCTTTAAAGAGTTCATAAGGATTTTAGCTATTTCTACATCGCCTTTTTTAGTTAGCTTGCTAACTTCCTCATTAACCAAACCCTCGACTTCAAGCATAGCTTCAGCCCAATTAGGCATCATGTCATCTCTTTTCTTCATTATCATTCTCCATTTCAGCAGCAATGTCTAATCTTGACTTTGCATACATGATCAAACCAAAATCATAACCTTGCTTATAGTAAGCAGAAGACCTTTTACTATCATCAATAATACCTGATAATAAACCATCAGCAACACCATCTTTAAAAAATGAAAGATATGATGCTCTCTTTTTCTCTAAAGGACTAAGCATCGGCATCTCCTATGAATAAGAAACCACCTCCATTGCCCTCGGGATCGCAACTAACTTCAATGGCTATGTCTTTATAGCCTTTTTTCGTTAGCACAAACTTTGGGAAACCATTGTAGCCATCGTCATCAACCATGCCTACATATTGCTTGATTTTAAAACCCTCAAGCTGCTTATAATGGTCGTCAAAACCTTTATTACCTGACATCAGCACTACCTCCCTTGCTTTTGATTAACTTACCAAAATAGTAAACACCATCTTCTTCATTAAGTTCGTAAGAGATAAGGTCTCCAAGGTTAAAATCAGAAAACGCAGGTACGTTATTAATCTCGCCAACACCATCTTTAGCATTGCCACTAATAACTTCTACCCACATTCTTTCGCTACCAATACCCCTTGCTTTCGACTGGGCATTAACTGGAAATCTTACTTTAATCATATTATCGCTTTGGAATAACTCATCAGTAGGTAGCGATTCATTACCTCTAATAAATGTCATATTAGTTTTATTCATTATCTATCCCCCAAATTAAATTCGTTTTTAATCTTCCAAAAAGCATCCTCTAACTTTCCTATGTCTGACATATACAGATCGTTACAATCTCTAATCATCATTAGACAGTTTGATATAGTTTCGTGAGTTTCTTTAATAGCTTTCATTTGATCCACAGTTAAAGATTTCATAGCAGCTTCTCTTATAGCGTCTGCTTCATCTCTTTCTATTTCCCATTCAGAACGATTATCTGTAGTTGACTTTGCACCATCAGGTGCTTTTAAAAGTTTAGGCATATGTCCATCTCCTTTTTTGCTAGAACAAGATAGTTATATAGGTATTCATAGCCTAGTGTCAAGCACTAAAATTCATCTAAAATACTTTTTGTTTCCATATGGGTATAATTTTTTTGAACTTTGCCGTATTCGACTTCTTTTGCAGCTCTTGGATCGTCTTCAAATAATTGTTCGCTTGGGTCGGGTTCGGTCTTCGTATTCATAGCTTCTTTACATACTTTTTTCAAAGCATTGTAATTCTCACTACTAGTCATAGCGAACATCCCATGTAGCATTATCAGGTTTGCAGGGCCAACAAAACCAAGACCAGCCGTTATTGATTGAATACGAAGCACCTGGTTTTCCACAAACCGAACAAATGTTCGTCTTTGGTATGGGCTGCGCTGCTGCAACCCATGTTCTTTTCACATCCCATGTTCTTCGTCTACTTTGTTCGCTCATTTTCTGCCTCCTTTATTGCCCAAAATAACCTTGCAGCTACTTGGGGAACTATACTATTCCCCAAGGATTTTATTCGGTGTGTCCGATTGGATACCCCATGAGCCACTCGACCCACTCGGGGTTCAGGCTTCCACCAGATTGGTCCTGATCCGATTTCGAGTCGTCTATCTCGCTCATTCTCTTGACTATTACCCCCAATTGAGTGTCTTGCCTCTTGCTCCGATACAGATCCAGGTTCTCCCCCGAGTCCTTGTAATCCCGAGCCGTTGGTGTAGGGTACATCTCCCTTTTCTTTTTTTCTGCCATCGCAACTGCTGTCTGAAGTGTCGCTCCGAACTTCGTTCCCGTTCCTTTCCTCGTCACCGTGTAACCCGATTGATTCTCCTCCACATAATCCCCCATTCCTGGGAAGTAGTCCGTTGCTTTCGGTGTGGGCCACATCTTCATCGTGTTCTCGTCCACTTGCTCCCTCAAATTGGAAGGTTTGCTGCGACCTTTCCGATGTCCGTTCATCATTCGGATTGTAGCTTCTTCTGACCTTTGGGGTAGATGATCCATCGTGTTCGGTGTGGCCCACAATCCAACATCGTTCTCGTCTGTGTTTGGCATCTGCGGCGCAAGCTGGAATAATAAATGGTGCGGCTTTGTATCCGATACTCTCCAAGTCAAAGAGACTTCTTTTGAGGCCCATTGGCATGTTAACAAAGCCTCGCACATTTTCCCCAATGATCCATCGAGGTCGTATGTCTTCAATAACCCTAACCATTTCGTGCCAGAGATCACGGTCATCTGAATCTCCTCGTTGTTCTCCTGCGACTGACCAGGGTTGGCAAGGGAATCCTCCAACAACGATGTCTGCATCTCTAAATTCTTTTCCATCAAAACTCCTTATATCACTAAATATTGGAACATTATGCCAATGTTTTCGCAAGACTTTTTGGCAATAAGGTTCTCTCTCTACAAAGGCAACTGTTTCAAAGCCACCCACTAATTTCTCAGCAGCGTAACTAAAGCCACCGATCCCACTAAATAAATCAACTATTTTCATCCCGTACAATCTCCTCCATCAGCTTGGCATAAGTACGCTTCATCGTTGAATATCCAATCTTGCTGTCTATCAACAAACTCTGCGAATTTCTTTAAGTTTCTTCCTCTCTCGAACTGTCTACCAGTTCTTTCTTCTGCATCAATCCACCATTTTGCTAGTTCAGGGTGGTCTCTCACCATTGATGCAAGTTGTGATTCAGACTTTAAAAAACATAAATCACAATTACCTTTAATAGTTTTGCCATTAACAACAGGCAAATCTAATTTAAAATCTTGTTTGTGCCAAAATTTATCAACGTCAAATATGGAATGATTAGCTTCACATATAGGATAAAAAGGGTAGAAGCCATTTGCAAAACCAGGTTTGCATCTGTGCTTTTCATCTGACCTTATACCCAAAGCGTTGTGCCACTTCTTCCAACCAAGGCTTCTTAAATACTTAGATGTTGTATCTCTTTTCAAGCTACCCGTACAAAACCTAGACATAGGATTAGGCAATCTGTTGTGCTTATTTATTAATTTATCAAACGGTTCACCCTTACGACTTGCGTTGTCATAGTGAACAATTTTAAATACATGTTTGTTTTCTTCGTTCAAATCATATTCTAACCAGGTAATTTTTACATCCCATTTTTGCGAACAATTATTTACGAAGTCCAATGTCTGTGGCATTTCACGACCAGTGTTTTGAAAGCAAACCAAGGCGTTATCAGGCAATCCGTTGTTAGCTTCCAATATGTGATGAAGCATAAAGGCACTGGTTCTGCCTCCACTAAAGGATATGCAGACGTTATTGTCTGGAAGTTTATAAGTTTTCTGTTGCTGTTCTTGCATCATATTCGCCTCTACTCATGTCTCCGTCTACAGTACCAAGCCATTTACGACCACCTGACCTAGAAAAAGAATACTTAGATATTCTAACTTCATTCAATAATTCTCTGACCAATCCATCAATTGTTCGCTGTGTTGCGTTGTCTAAAACTTTAGGTGCATCAGAATCTGCAGCCATTCTTTGCAATATTGCATCAGCTCCCGATTGTTGTGTTAATGCTCTACCATCACGCTCACATAAGGCAATCCAAGCAAACAAAGCATCTTTCTTTATTTGTCTGTTACTGCCTGAATGCAGCCTTGCTATATCTTCAGATCGATCTTCTAATAATCCCGTAAATACATCACGAATAAAGTGACGTATATCACGCCTTGCAGGGCCATTTGATTTAACAACTGCACCATCAAAGCATCTGTTTCTTTGATACTCTATGCCTAAGTCCTGACAACGCCTACGACCTGTTGCTTCATCAACTTGCCATATTGTAAAAGCACAGCGAACACCATCAACTAATGCTGACGTACCTCGTATCATATTCCTTGCTTGTTCAGGTGTTGATACAACTGTATCATCTTTAATTTTTGTCATATGATGACACATAATTACTGAAGCACCCGTTTCTGTAGCTATCTTTGCAAGAAGTCCAGTCAACGCTGCTCCTGCCGCTGGATCGGAGTTTACATCTGCATGAACAAATGATGCCAACGGATCAAATACAATTAACTTTAAATTACTCATCTGTAGTATTTGTGCATATATCTTTTCAAACTCATCGCTAGTTCTATAGCCATCATGTGTATCTTGGAGTATTGGGAATACACCACCAACATTAGGCAAAGACACGACTCGCAGTTCATGTTCATAGTTAAACCTAGAATTGTTCGTATCTAAGCGTTCAATTCTTCTGTGCATTTCACCTTCATCATCTTCTGCTGTAAAGATAATTGCATTACCGAACTCGGTAATATTACCACCGAAAGATGCAGATAAAGGCTGACCACTTGCTACTTTCATAGCCAAGTCCAAAGTCATCATACCTTTTCCAGCATCACCAGACGCAGAAAATATTATAGGAACAGCCAATGGTAATGTTTCACCGATTAAAAACTTCTGTTCAGGTGCTTTACCCTCAAACCTATTTATTAATAAACTGTTATCTAATAAATTTATATTTCGTTTAACATGCTTAACTGTTGCACTTAGAAACTGACCTATATCAAAACTTTCTGCTATAGCATCGGCTGCATCCCATCTTTCAGGCTTACCTAAAGGTGGTGTAAGCATTGTTACTGACCTTGCACCTGCGTTCATAGCTAAGTCTTGCACGAGTTCAGCTACCTTTTTACCTGCGTTATCGTTATCGGGCCATATAACTAATTCTTTGCCATGCAATGGTGAGAAGTCAAATTGGCTAGCTGACTTACGAGACAGCATACCCGCTCCACCCATAGTACATGTAGCTGTAAATCCCATCTCATTAAGAGCATCAGCACATTTCTCACCCTCAACCCATATAACTTTTTCAGAAGCAGAAATGTTCGGTATATTATATAACGGTCTTACATCAGGCATCTTAGGATAAGGATTAGTTCCAGTGAACTGACGAAACTCTTTCTTAGGCTTGCCATGATCGTCCATTACTGGATTACCTGCGCCATCTCTCATATTGTATCGTCTGACCATACATATGACTTCGCCGTCCACACTTAAATAAGAATGCTCACTATCAAATGGTGTGTTGATATTTATTTGCTGTCTCAATGATTTGTTGATTATAGAATCAATCGGAGGAGCAGCATTTTCGTCTCTAAGAAATCTAGGAGTGTCGTCTAAATAATCAGAAAAAAATTCTTTTATTTCGGGTAGCTTCATGTCACGACCCTCCATCAATATCTTAACAATGCCTCCAACGCCACTTGATCCGTTGAAATCATTGCCTTTCATAAACCAAGGTGATCTTGGATTAATATCTATCTTTAAAGATTTTCCAGGTTCTCCATTTAAAGAGCCTACATTGAACTCGTCACCCCTAATTACACCATTAGGATATGTGTCTCTTAAAATATCAATCTGTGTTTGTGGTGGAACTTTCTGACTTATTAATTCTACTAATTCTCTTCCACTCATATCACGATTAGCATTGCCAAATCTTACTATACTCATTATACTATCCCTACCTTCATTGGCTGAAGTTATAGGCGACATTTTTCTTCTCATGTGTCGCCTATTTTAACTCCAACAAGTCTCCTTATAATTACACCACTTACAATCAAACATTTCTTTTGATTGAGCTATTCGTGGCAACATCTCACCAGCTTTTGTAGCTTGTAATATATTAACTGCCTTATCACTAATTTCTTGAGCAAGAAATTTATCAAAAGGAACAAGTTCATAATATATTTCGCTAGTATTTTTATTAACTACGGTAAATAAACATGGATGTTCTGTTAGTTCCATGTATGCCTGATACAAAGCTATCTGAGCTGCATATATAGGATTAGTCTTTGCCATACCTTTCGATTGAAACTCTTTGAACTTTCTGTCATTAGCTGATTTGTTTTCCCATAAAGACGGATAGCCCATACCAACAGGGCCTCCACATATTACACCATCTATATGACCTCTTATCTGTCCATCAGATATAGAAAAACCATATTGATCTCCATTTTTCTTTTCAGTTCGCAAATCAAAACCTGCTTGTTTCAACCAATTAGCCATACTGTCTTCTATTTCGTGACCAAATTGGAATATTCTTAATGTTTGTGGGCTAAAGTGTCTGTCTTGGTCAACTTCCTGACCCATGTAAGTATATTGTATTTTTCTTGAACACTTTTCTCCGAGTGAAGACCCCCCCAAATATGTTCGTCTTGGAATACTATCTGACTTTTCTTTAATACCTTTGTCAACAAAATCTGCTATTTGATCTTCAAAAGGGTATGTCTTCAAGTCCTTCGGGTTGCCTGATTTGACCGAAGTATTTAATATGAGATTGTGTAACATAGTCGCAGACAAACTCATTTTCTATCTCCCTTGATGATTGTATGACTGATATTAAAGCTACCATTTGTTCTTCTGTCAAATCGCATAATTTCTTCTCCCAACCTATTTTGTTAAATACTTTAGCTGCATTCTTTAATGAATTGTCTTCGTTATTGGCTGTATCCATATACTTTCTCCGTCATCTAAATCTTCATGTGAATAAAAATCTAATTTGAATAATTCATCGTGACCAGACATTACCTTGCAATAGCCACCTAGTATTTCATGGTCTAATTCTTCCATAATATCTTCCATAGCTTCTGTTACTTTATTCATCAATTCATTTTCACTATTTATGTTAGATGTATGCAAAAACATTAAACCATCAACAACATCTTGAATACCAACTTCATTGGATATGTTTATTTTATAATTAAGTGTTAATTTTTCCATCTTTCCCTTCAATCTGTAACGCTGCATAACCAATTATATCAATCATATTATCCTCAACTTTTGGGTTTTGACTATTCCTAATTTGTTTAAGACCAATCATACATCTATATATATCGTTAATATCCAAATCCATTTTTAACTTTTTTCTTAATAAAATATTCCACATTGCGGCAATATTCTCGTGGGTATCATAAGCATCTCCATGTGTTTTTGCTCTTGATCCATTAATTAATAATTCTGCTTTTTTTAACGCTTCACTACGATTCATTTTTGTCTCCTATGCTTTTAATTTTGTTATCTATATCTTTTTTATTCCACAAATAATTTAACCAACAAGCAGCTTTATATTTGTTCCAACTAAAATCCATAACTCTAACTGTTATACCACAGTTCTTTAATGCTTGTGTTTGTTTAGGTGTTACAGCTTCATTCAACCATCTTTTACCTTTTCTTGCACCGTCACTATCCTCAATTTCTCTTAGGAAGTCATCAGCAGATGCTATGGCTTGTTCTTTAGTACCAACACTAACCACCCTTAACCGTCCATTAGAACGCTTTACAAGGGCTATAGACACATCATCTAAGTGTGCAACTAACCCAAAGCCATTAAATCCACTAGCACTCATGCAACGTCCATTATCAAATAAATCTACCCAACGATAAGGTGATCTATCCATAAGGTCAACTTCGGTCATAATGAAGTCTTCTAATACTTCTTTATCTTGTTTGCCGAACTCATATCCACATAAAGGACACTCACGAGATGATAACGGTACAACTGATTCGCATTGTGGGCATGTTTTTTCAGGAGCAGCACCTATTCCTCGAGCCTCTGAACCCTCTAAATCAACTGTTTCATCTAACGATCCATGTGTAAGTACACTTGTTCCAAAATCTAAAACTATACAATCTCTTTTGATAATTCCAGGGTGTTCTTCGGGATCTATTGTTCGCAGTCCACGACCAATCATCTGCACCATTGTGGATTTGTATGAACATGGTCTTGTTAAAACAATGCAACTAACTGGTGGAGCGTCAAATCCTTCGGTAAGCACAGCAACATTAACAACGACCTGAACATCCCCATGTTCTAAATCATGTAATATCTTTTGTCTTTCATCACTTGGAGTATCACCCGTAAGCAATTCAGCTCTAATATTAGCTCTACGATACTCGTCACATACATCTTGTGCATGTATAATGGTAGAACAGAAAACAACTGTTTTTCTATCGATAGCTTTTTCTTGCCACTCCTGAACAATACGCTCATTAATAGCTCGTTTGTTCATAATACGCTCAACTTCACCCATATCAAAATCAGATATGGTTTTGCGAACATTTTCTAATTCTTGTCTGACACCAACATCAACAACAAATGTCTTTGGTGGCACGAGAAAACCTTCACGAATTAATGTGGTGATTTCTATTTGATGCGAACAATTATTAAATATGCTGCGTAAACCTTTTCTATCTCCACGATTAGGAGTCGCTGTAAAGCCAACTATCTCAACTGAATTATTAGCTTCTTTAACTCTATCAATAATTCTTGTATATGTTTCTGCTATTGCATGGTGACTTTCATCAACCACAACCATGTCAAAGTCACACATGTTTTCCAAATTGTTCGGTCTTGAAAGCGTCTGCACCATACTAAATATAGTTTCACCAGACCAATCTTTCTCTGACCCATCTACTACACTTGTTGTTATCTTTGGATTTACCTTTGAAAACTTTGTTCTGTTTTGCCTGACTAACTCGTCACGATGCTGCAAGATTAAAATCTTTTTGCCTTGCTTGTATCTTTTACCAACTAAAGCTGAAAGCATGATTGTCTTACCTGCTCCCGTTGGAGCGACAACAATAGTGTTTTTGTGTTTGGTAAGAGCAATAGAAGCATCGTCAACTGCTATCTTTTGGTATGGTCTAAGTATCATTAATTATCCTTTCATGGCTAGATGAAGTGGGTAGTTTGGCGGCGCTCGTACTACCCAAACGAGTTCTAGCAGACGAAGGAAAGTCTTGCCGCTAGAAATAAGTTACCCTTTAAGATGCCCAAGGTGGCACTACACTACCTGCCGTGGTAGCTTGGGGTTCAGATGTTGGATTGCTCTGTTGAATAGGAGCAGCAGCTTGAGGTGCATGACCACTAGGAATATAATCCTTATGATCTGCAGCTATTGGGCTGACCATCTTATTCTTATCTGAATATCCATTAGTACCTTTTTCAATACCAATTTTAATACAGAACTCCTGACCTTGAAGAGCATCAACACCAGGAATCTTTCTTTTATTATTAGATTCAGGTGAAACGTCTTTAGGGTCAAGACCAAGCATACTATCAACTAAAAGACGTAAAGTTCTAAGACCATTTACTCTTGCCTTAGAAATGCCTTGATCGTTTTTAGCATCTCCATCAAAAAATATATTTTGCCAAACCTTACGTTTGTCGAACTTACCACCAACGATAGTAAATTCTGTCTCTATATACTTCGCACTAGAATGTGGAGACTCCTTAAACATAGGCGTGTTAGAAAACTCCTCAAGTGTTAAGTAGTTAGGTTTAATTAAAAGAATGGCACGAGCAATCGTTCCTTCAGGAATCAATTCAAACTCGGTATTTGTTTCACTCATGGAAACATCATTTAAGTCAAGCATTATTCATATCTCCTTCTTTGCTGGACGTTACTTTAGCAGGGTCAACAAAAGTCAATTCTCTTTCTGACTGCTTTACCCCACCACTCATTTTAGTCAGTAGTTTGCCTAAATGCGGCTCTTCCAATACATCGAGTCTGCCCGATCTATCTTTTGCTGGATAACCCCATTCATTTAACGTCTGACATACAAAAGCACGGTATGTGCCTGTATTCTCATCGCCAGTCATAACTGCCATTGTGATGACTTCATCAACAATTCCTGGAAGTTCACGACCAGTCTTAGTGCCGTCTATTTGTAGTTCAAATATTTTACGACCATAATCGTCAACTTTCTCATCAAGAATACCAACGAAAATTACATTCTTACTACGAATATGTTGCAAGTGAGTAAGCCAAGACATCATCTCTCTACCGTGCATACCATACACAGCACGAGTATCAACCTTGCCACTTCTCTCTGATTTATTATCAGCATGACCCATGCAATGCTGAAAACACAAACGACCTGCTACAGTAATACTATCAACAAATATGCTATCGTATTTGCTCATCATTTCTAATGGATCACCGTATAACGATTTCACATAATCGTAATGAGCATTACTGTAAGGTTGGTCGTCAGTTAAAGCTGGATTAGGACCACCTAAAAAACAAGCGAAGTCACGACATTCAGCCCATGTTTGTGGTCTTACCATGTCTATCATCCACCCCTCAATAGCTGCATCACCAGCTTCTAAGTCCATAAACAATGTTGTTTGTGAATCCAAAGTTCTTGCTAGTGTAGTTTTACCAACGCCACTTTGACCACAAATAACAATCTTATGACCTTTTTTTTCAGCCAAACGCTCTTCGGCTGTTATTATCTTTAATCCCATACAATCCTCCTAAACTGATATATCTATGGTTGTGCCTTTAAGTTCAACAACTCTATGTTCTTGTAACTTAGCTTTGATCGCTGGTTGAGCTGCATTGTATTTCTTTTCTTCAACAGAATAAGTTAACTTTGCAAAGTGCCTAGCGTCATCAGGCTGCATTTCTGTAAACGCAACAGCAAGACCTTCTTGATCCCAAGTAACTTTCTTGCTTAATGTTACTTTGACCTTATAACCATCTTCATTGATAGTTACAGTACCATAATCTTTACCATCATCAGCCAGTCTGTCACGAGCATCATTCTGATACCTTTCAGCTAACACAATGTTAAGATTATTTATCTTTTCTTTGACTTTATCTAATTCTTTTTTTAGATCCTCTTTATAATGATAAAGAGATTCAATAGAATTATGAAACATTTTTTCGGCATTCATTGACCTTCCTTCCGTATATTTAAGTTGCTAGAAACTCTAAAATAGGAACTGTAAACCAGTTTGTCAACAATATTTGTTATTTTTTTTTGAAAGTAAGTAAAATGTCAATGTTATGAATAGCTAACATAAGTTTTTTCTTTAGCTTAAATTCAGGTGTCAATACACCTTTTGCATCCTCTACAATGAATTTAGATTCACCGTTTTCATCTACTAATAAATATGTAAAGTCAGCGATATAATTACATATCTTTTGACCATTTACATTTAATTCGTATTTAATTTGTCTATCTAATTGATCAACTACACCAGCTCTTTCCATAGACTTTAGTTGACCCCAACGCTCTGCTTCCCACCTAGAATCAAACTTTAATCCCATTGCAACTGTCTTTTTTGCAAAATACTTGTTGGGTTTCCCAACTTTTCTGGGTATAATTCTTTTATTATTGCTATACATGGGAGTTATTATAATGGCAGACACAACAAAATTCAAGTCAATTGGTATAGATGTTGACACTTATAACAAATTAAAAAAAATATGCGCTGATGAAAGACGCAATATTCGTCAACAAATATCTATTTGGGTGGATAGAGATTACGAAGAAAGATTTAAAGAAGAAAATGTAACTCGTTTAGGATTAGGTACACTTAATAATTAAGCTACTTGTTCCTTAACACCTAAGTCTTCCATACGTTTTATTAAACGATTTGCACGATTAGTTACTTGTTTGTGCCATCTCGAATCTTCCATTTGAATTGCACATTCAAGCCAATCGTTGCTATCTATAGCAGCACGAAACTTAACAAATTTAGACAAACGAGGTCTGCCCATATTGAACATCATATTGCACAAGATTAATTGCACTTCTTCAGGTAAGTCATCAAATTTATCAAATAACTTTTTACATTCTTCAATTGTGCCATGAACATCAGTTTGGAAACAATTATTAACTCGTTCTTCTGAAACTGGTGTTCCTACTTCTTTACCATATTCTTCATCCCATTCAGTAATAAGATGTCCTATTCCATGCGTTGGCAAACCTAAATGATCTAAGTAAATTTCGTACTTACATCCTTCATCTTCTTTAAGCTCTTCTCTTAATTGCTCTATGTTCATTGAGTTAAATTCCTATATAAGTTTTGTCTTGATTCTGGTATTGATCTTGAAGCTATAGCTTGATCTTTAGGGTTAATTCCTAACGCAGCACCAACTCCAGGCTGTGTTATGTCTATACCACCGATAGATGTATTTATTGCTGGTGGTTTAACATTAGGAACATTTGTTCGCTCACTTAGAGGCGTTGGAAACATACCACCACTTTCAGGTTCTGTTCTTGAAGGCAGTAATGCTTGTTGAGCTGATTGCCTAACAACACGACCTATGTTTTCTGCACGATCTATTCCTGTATTAATTGCTTGTGAAACTGTAGCATTAACTCTATCTAAAGGATTAGCTCCACCTTTTTGCATTTTAATATATGTTTTTAAATTTTCAGGCTTTGATCCTATTTTATTTAATATTTTAAATTTAGCTATGTCAAAAAACTTTTTAATAGGTGAATTAGTGTAAGCTGGAGCTGCAACACTACCTTCTTTACCTACATCTCCTAAAAATTCTATATCTTTAGCAAACTCTTTTAATGCTTTTGTATTACCTTTACCTAGAATTTGATCTAAAACTCTCGGCTCGTAACCATCAATTAACTTTACTAACTTACTTGCTGCAGCTTGATTAGAAAATATTTCTCCGTCCACAGCACTAAGTATATCATCTACAACTAAACCTCTTAATTTATCCATTGTCGCACCGCTAGGATCTGTCTTTTCAAAAAAATCAACTATCTTTTTAACTTCTGAAGGACTTGCATTTCTTTTAGTTATTTGACCAACGGCTTCTTCTGGTAACAATTGATTGCTTTGAAGTTTGTTAACAACATTTATTTGATCTAATTCTGCAAAAGCCTTTTTAGCTTTTAACAATTCTTCCAATGATTGTGTTAAAGTATCATCACCACCAATGTTTTTTATTTTACCAAGAATTGCAGCATCTAACTTATCAGGGCCAGACATAGCTATTTGATCTGATAATCTTTTGACTCTATTCCAATTGTTTCCAAATAAAATTTTACCAGTAGAACTGTCTCCAAATCCTAAAGAATCAATGTGAGCTTTAAATCTAGCTCCACTAAATTTTCCTGATGCGATGTCGCCTATGTCGCTAATGCCAGTTTTATTGATGCCTTCATCTAAAAATCTACGAGCTAATTGTCCTCTTATGTCTTCAGCAGCATCATCTCCAACGGTTTTAAATAACTGTTTAAGTCTCTGTGGAGAATTGGATTTAACAACTCTGTCATAAAATTGATCTAATTCAAATTTACCTTTAGTACCAAAGCTACCTTCTTGTTTAGTTAAATTTTTAATACTTCTAATTAAACCAAATTGAGATAAATCTTCAAAGTTTTTCATAGCTTCTTTATAATAAGTCATAGAACTTGTTCTAAGGTCTGTTGCTTCTTTAAGTATTGCTTTTTCTGCATCACTTAGATTTTTAGAAGCTATATTTGTAAGGTTTGTTGCCTCTAATGAGTCGTCTAATGTTCTTATAATATTATCTATTTCTGGTAAGAACTCTCTGTTTAACAAAGCATTTTCAGAAAACAAAGCATCATTCAGTTGTTTTCTTGCTACTGCTATTTGTCTAAATGATGCGTTTTCACCTAAATCATCAATCGCCTTGACTGCTTTTGCAGTTTCTTCTGTTAAAGCGTTTATAGAACCGACTTTAGTAACTAAATTGTTAGTAGCGCTTTTTATATCGGCTGTTTTTAAAATTTCTGCTGTTTGTCCAGTACCACCATCAGCAAGTCTAACTTGTGATAACAAATCATCAACTTTTCCAAATCTCATAGATGTTTCTGCTTGCATGGCAGAAAATGCTTTATTTATTTTTAGTAACAATTGTTCGTTAATGTCTACGCCATTGGCTGTAGCTTTTTCAATATAATTAATACTTTCTTTTACAGCCTTAATACTAGCGTTCGCTGCTTCTTCTTCTAATTGCTTTAAAGATTTAAATGCCTGACCAGTCACATTTGAAAAGGCTTCTCCAGCTTCTTCTTTACCAACAGCACCCAATTGAGTTTTTAAAGCATCAGCTTTGTCTAATATTTTTCCTAGATTTATATCCATACGAGTTGTGTCTTTTAACACATTCTCTGCAAATTTTTGTTGATATGCAACAATTCCTGGTGCGCCTAATCTTTCTAAACTAGGAGCATATCCTTCATCAACTAATCTTTCACCTCTTGCTATGGCGTCATCAGTAATTTGAGTTAACTTACCAGCTTGTCCAACACCTTTTTTAACACCACCTACTACTGCTCTACCTGCTTTAAAAACTAAAGCTCCACCAAGCTCAAATGTTCCAGCTATAGCAGCTTCGGTTAAGGCATCTTTAGTTACTTCTCCAAAACTTTGTTGCTGTATTCCTAATAAACTTTCAATACCTTCTTCTAAATATTGACCTGCCGCAGCTCCAGCCGCAGCTCCAAAAGAAGATGTTATAATTCCTGGAGCAGTAATAATAGCACCTACGACAGCACCTGCAGTTTCTGGGATTAAACCTGCTAAATCGGCTACATCTCCAAAAGAGAAGCCTTCATCTTCCAATACGATATTTTTATCAGAGATATTTTCCATACCTCTTATTCTTTGACCTTCAGGAGTTAATGCAAGTCTGCCAAAAGAATCTTTTGTATATCCACCTACACCAACTTCATTTCTAAGTATTGCTTCTTGCTCTCCGTCTGTTTCACCGAAAGAAACTTTTGCACGAAGACCAGAATCAGCACCTGTTTCATAATCAAAGTTTTTATCTTTGTTAGATTGTTTTGCTTCATTAATTAAATCTTCAAATGTTCTTTCTTTAGGATCAGAAGATTCGGTAGATCCAAAAAATTGACTTTGAATATCGTTTTGTTCTTGTTCTGTAGGCTCGTCACCAGCAATTCTTACTTTAACTATGCCATCATTAGGAGTTCTTACTTGTATAACAGCCATTTTTATTCACCTGTCTGCGTATAATCATAAATATTATCTTTTCCTAAAACAAATTTTCCTTTAGAAGTAGCAACACTTTTTCTATTAATATTAACTCCTGCTTTAGATAAATTTCTGTATCCTTCAGCAACATTTTCTCTTCCTGCTGTTATTATTCTTTTATACAAATTACCAACTTTTCTAACTAATTCATCTTCATCACCACTAGTTAAACTGATTTCACCAACAATTTCAGAAACCATCTTCCTATCATTATCTGATAATGTTTTACCTGCTTCTCCTAAAATTTCAGCGGCATTTTCAGCTTTTAATCTTGTTAATAATGTTTTAATTTGTGCAATAGGCGTTGTGTCTCCACCTACATCTAAACCAAGGTTTCTAAAGCCTTGAACAACAGACGATGCTAATTGAGAAGGAACACCAACTCCAGTTTGTTCTAATAAACCTGCTATGTTGGCAAATGTTTTTTCTTGTCTATTTAAAGACTTGTCCATTGATACAAGTTGATTAACTACAATATCTGGATTGTCTATAAATCTTGGCATAGTTCCTGCAGGAGCTTCGTTTGCATCAGGTAATTGAACATTAAAACCAAGACCTTTAGGCGCTCCAGTAAATAAAGGAGTAAAACTTTTTCCTGTTTGATATAATTTTTTAGTTTTAGTACTAGCTGTTATAGCTTTTCCAGCTAAATCTGCGTAAGTGCTACTTGGTACAATTTCATATTGTTCGTTAAATTCTTTATTTAAAGCTAAATTGTTTAATTCATATGAATTTAACTGTGTATATTCTCCTTTACCAATTCCAGAGATAAGTCCTTCTAAACCACCTTTTTTACCTTTAGGAACAATCATGTAAGACTTTCTATTCATAGCCGCATTTTTGTCTTCTTTGGTTTTCCCTAAAGCATATTCACCAGCCTTTGCACGAACAGCCTTAGATTCAGCAACAGCTTTTCTAAAATCAGGCATTGCGGCTTCTCCAGCCTCACCAGTAGCAGTTAAAATCTTACTTACATCAAATCCTTTACCTGCTCTATTCTGCATTAGAGCTAATCCAAATGACATCAGAGCTTGTTTTGTATCAGGTTCTCCTGATATATCTAAACCTGTTGCATCACCAAATTCTTTTATATACTCATCATAAGTTTGCGGCTCAACTCCTGGTCTTGCTTGTGCAAGAAACTCACTAAGAGCTGTCTTTGTAGCTGTTTGTGCTGCAGTTAAATTTTCTCCAGACCCGTCAGTATCTGTCGTTTGTTTAGTAATATTATTTTCTTCTTCTGCTATTTCAGAACCATCTGTACCATCTGTTGTGCCTTTATCTGCATTGTTGATTACATCTTGAATTGATATGCCATCAGGAAATTGAGTATCAACAAGTCTTTTTTGACCTTGACCACCGTCTTCTGTATCAAATGCGTCATACAATCCTTTTGGAACTAATTTGTCTAATCCAGTTTGATCTGTTGGCAATCCAAACTCTAATCCAGCCATGTTAGACGCTATTTTTTGTGCGTCTTGTTCTCTTTCATCATCACTTTTTTGACCCATATATTGACCAATACCACTCAAAGCTCCTGGAACATTAGAAACTAAGTCAGATGCTACTTTAATAGGTCGAAAAGCGTTTCTTAAAAGTGCGTCAGTATATGATCCTTCAGCACCTAAAGATAATAAATTGTTGGGGTTGCTTCCGTAAAATTCATCATCTGTATAGGCTCGAGTGTTTTTTCCTATTAACTCACCTAAACCTTTACGTTTGTCTGCACCAACTATTTGATCAACTAAACCAGGGGCAACACTCATAATTCCTTGTGGTTTTTTTGCCATCTTTTACAGCTCCTAATTACCTGTTGCGCCACCACTAAACGGTGCAATTTGTGACAATGTTGTGTAAGCTCCAATGCCTTGTAAAAAAGGATTGGCTGATGGTGTTGTTGATTGTGTAAACGTAGATGGAATACTTGAACTTGGCATTCCTTGTAACAAATTCTGACCTATTTGCAATCTTGTGTAAGGCTCTTGAGCTGTTTGCATTGCATTTTGTCTTGTTGCATCTAATGCCGCTTGATCTTGTTGTTGTCTCATTGCACCTAATTGACTTAACTGTGATACATCTGCTTGACCTAGAGCTTGTTGCAGACGACCTATATCTGACGTTGTACCTGCTAAAGTTCCAAATGCCTGACCAATACCACCTGACAGCCTTCCAGCTTCCTGCGAGGCTTTTTGAGCTTGTGCAAAGTTAGAAGAAAGAAGTTTTGACAAAGTATCTGCCTTAACTTGTTGTAATCCTCTGTCTCTTTCAGCTCTTTGAATACCTTCTCTACTTCCACCAAAAGCACCAGATTGTATAGCTTTGGCTGCATCGCCTTGTCTTGCAATATCTGCTTGCCTATCAAGTTGTGTCATTGTTGAATCAATAACACTTTGTTGATAAGGATTCATAAACTTATCTATGTTTTCCTGTGATGGCTGTAAGAAACCTAATCCACTAGTTAATGCTTGTTGAGCAGCTAAGTCTTGTGTCTTTGCTCCTTCAATAAAAGGCTTGTAAGAACCAGACAATTGTTCGCCTAAATTAATTGCAGAAGTACGAAGCGGGTCCATTCCAGCAATTTGATAATCTGGTAATCCTAAAGGTGAGTCTAACAATCCTGTGGACGTTTGTGTGTCACCATCAAACTCGCCAAATCCAGTTTGCAACATACGTTTTTGCAAACCTTCAAGAAAAGGGGGTAATCTATTTATATTTTCAACTGTTTGAGTTGCCATTATGCTCTAGCCTCCAAGTTATCCATCATATTATAAGCTCTTTGAATACCTTTTCTCTGGTTTCCTCCGCCTAATCCTTTAACTGCATCTTTAGTTAACACAAATTCACCCGCCATAAGCATAGCAGGTACATCATCTTTACGTCCAGAGCCTTCGCTTGGATCTATACCACCATTTCTGCGAGGAAAACCCATTTCACCACCCATGTTAGCATATGTTATACCGCCAAGTTTACCACCAGGACCGCCCGCTCCAAAAGGTCTTCTTTCATAAGCTGTTCTTGTATCTTCGTCTTCATCGCCACCAGCTAAAAGTTGAGCAATTAGTCCAGCAGTCAAACCTTCACCTGTTTTTGTGTTTAAGAGTTTAGATAACAAATTATCTTCTCCTATTCCAGCGGCTTGTAAAAGTTCTCCACTAAAAGTTTTTGGCACAAATGCTCCTTTAATACTTTCAGACGCTGTGTCAGTTGCTGTTTTTGAAATAGCCTCTGGAACTGCTTGATTACGAGCAAGTTCTTTTGACATGTCTTTTCCAATCGTTCCAGCTTTAACAGCAGCTTGGTTTGTAGCATCTGATCCAGTTCCACCACCAAACATAGCACCTAATCCACCTGACAAAACTCCAGCTAAAAGTGCGTCTTTGGTTTTTGCTCCACCTAATTTACTAGTCAAAGCTCCAGTTAAAGCTCTGCTTACAAAAGGATTAGATAAAAAAGAACCTGCAGTGCTACCTGCACCAAACATACCACCAAGACCAGCTCCAGCCGCAGGACCTACCATAGCTCCAATGGCTATTGGTGCTACAGTTTTAAGTATTTTACCTAAATCAAAAAACTCTTGTTGTCCTGTCATGGGATTCATGCTTCCAGCACCAGAGCCAACAACTTGTCTATTTGGATCAACGCCTTGATCTACAAGAGCTTTTGCTATTCCCATACCCAATTGAGGGTTTTGTTGTAAAACAGAATTTGGAACAACCATTTCACCAGATTGAGCGTGAACCATTTGATTATCACCAAAACGACCCATATTACTCATTGATTGATTTGGATTCATATTATTTTGCATATACATAATATAACCTTACACTAAGAAACTACTATTGTCACGACCCCAAGTGATGCTGTTGAGCTTACACTACCAGAAAAAATGTCTGTTGTTGATTTAATTTTTAAAAAACCACCATCTGCTATAAACATATCACCATTTTGAAACACATTAGCAGCTCCTGAACTACCAATCCCTTGAAAATTAACATTTGCATCTCTTAATTCATCTATTACGCTATTTAATGTCCTAGCTAATTGATTTATATAATTACTATCATACTCAAAAGGAGCTGTGGGTAAAATAGGTCTTACAACTTTTTTGCTCATCTTCTTCCATCTGCTCTTACATCTATTCTTGGAGCGCCTAATCTCCATTTAACACCAGTGTCTGTGTTTTGAATTTTAATTGAAAGTTGTCTACCTCTAGCTCTTACAAAAACTTGATCTGTATATTGTTCAACAGGACTTGTTGCGGTTCTTACAGCAGATCCTGAAGGAGATTCTGCAAAACTATCACCACTAAAATCTCTACTTTGAATTGTAAATAAAGCAGAAGGACTATTAGTGGTAGAGCCATTAAAGGTTAAATCTGGTAATATTCTATTTATTAACATAAATTGTTGACCATCACCTATGTCAAAATCAGAAGATTCAATGTAAGCATTTATTGCAACAGCACTACCTGTACTAAAATCATCTAAACCACTTTCATGGTTGTATAAATAATTGTCTGTTCCTGTGGCTTGTGGAAAACTTCTTAATCCAGTGCCTCTATCATTCCAAGTAGTGCGAACAAGTGTTCCATAATACCAAGCCTTTTCTGTATAATTATATACAACATAACGATCTATCTCAGAAGAGCTTGAAGAACAATAAAACCACCATACTTCTGTTTGACTAGAAATACTTCCACCATGAAATTTAAATGATTGTTGATTGTTCATATCGTTAAAAACATAATCACGAACAGTACATGGTATAGCTTGTATTCGCCCATCATAGACGTAAAAGTTTTCTTGACCCATCCAATAAACAGTATCATTAACACCAACAACGACATTAGGACCTGCAATACGAATATTGTCACCTAATAAAGAAACACCAAAAGTAAATGGAGGTCCTAAAAATTGCATTGAATATAATGCCTGATCTGTCCAAACAAGTATTTGTCTACTTGTTGGTGTTGCTGTAATTATTTCACTGCCTTTAGCTAATCTTATATCACCTGCTGTATTTGTAGCTGTCGGAGTCCAATCAACTGCTGATTCTTGACTACTAAATCTTATTAACATTGGGTCTTGAGTAGCAGAATCTATTGGATTTGATCCGAAAGCTATTACATGTCTGTCAACTTCAGACACTAAAACTTTTCTTACTGATACAGGAACATCACTTGCTCCAGTTAAGCTACTAGCTAAAACGGCTCTTGTACTAGTTCCATTTGTGGCATCCCAATAATAAATAGCACCATCATTAGCGTTAAATATTAAATCTTCTCCAAAATTATCAGCAAACCATAATCTCAATGTTGAACCAGCAAGAGAACCAGATGCAGAACCCCATGTAAAACGACCCCATGTTCCAGAGTTCCATCCATCTCCTAAAATAGTTGTATTTAAGCCTGTATTTAATTGAAAAGCAGCAGTTTTACTATTTCCTCCACCTGCTGTACTACCAGAGGTAGCTGATCCAGCGGTTGTTACTGTAAAAGTAGTAGTGCTTGGAACGGAAGTTATTTCGTGTTCTATATTAAGTTGAGCTGCAGTTATTCCATCAGTATCTGTTAATCCAGTAAATGTTACAAAATCTCCTGTTAATGCTAAATGTGATGTTTGAGTTGTAACTGTTATAACACCACTTCCTGCTCCTCCAGTAGTGTTAATAGGATTGTTTCCAAGAGTGAGAGTAGATCTAATAGGTGTTATATCACTAAAAGTTCCTGAATTTTCTAAATAAACTTTTTTTTCTGTACCAATAAATAATAAATTTTGAGAAGCTAAAGTTACAAAATCAAATATTTTTCTAGCTGTTCCAATAATTACATCATTAGTAACACGAGTCCAACCACCAATACGTTCTACATATCCAGAACGAAAACGTATTTTGTCACCATCAAACCAACCACCTTCATTGGAGTAATTTGTACCTTCTCTATTTATACCAGGTTTAAAACCTAATTTAGACAGAGGCATATCAATCAGCCTCAGCTATTGTGTTGCCATCTATCTTTGCCCACTCAAGGATTGCTTGGTAGTCTGTGTTTCCTGCTATTGGTGGAACACATAAAGTTTTACCATTTACTACAATATTAATTGCATAGTTATTTCCATAAATGTCATGTAGATACTGTGCTTTTGTTATATCTAAATTGTTCATATCTATAACTCCCCTTTAAATTCTATAAACGCATCATCATCACTACTTGCACATTTAAAAAATCCAGCAAAGCCAGATTCATTATTATCTGCAATAGTTACTGCTATTTGAACAGTATCAGGGGTTGCCCTATTTAATGTTGGTCCTGTTGCAATAGCTCGGTCACTAGTTTTTAATCTAACAGCAAAAGTTCCTGTACTCGCTATTGAAGGAACAGCTCGCATTGAAGTTTTTAAAAAATAGTCTCCAATAAATTGAGTATCACTAATCATAGCTCCAGTAAACATAGAATCACTTGCTGTATCTGCTAGCCATTTCTGATAATACCTTTGACACAAAGCTAGTGTTTCCCCATATGAAGAAGCATGCTCAAATGGTGTGGCTACAGAGCCGACTTCCATCTGGACTCCAGTGATGAAGAATGTTCTGGCATCACTATCAAAGATAGATGTATGGCTTTCTGCCATTCTAGTGTTTTCTACT